GAGGAAAGTCATTTATACGTACAGTTCAGTCTGTTGGACGTGGATTACGTAAGCATGCTTCAAAAAACAAGCTTATTATATTTGATATATGTGATAAGCTAAGATATGGCTTACGTCATTGTGTAAAGCGTAAAGAAATTTACGAAACAGAAAAGATAAAATACACAGAAACTAATATTGTTGAAAAATAGAAATTTTATATTATAATTTAAACGATGGCCGCAAAAGAGAAAAAACCATACTATATTGAACCGAAAGTCTTTAAAGAATCTTTAAGAAAATATTATGATAGTGATATTCTTACTGACGACTTAGCAGAAAATATTAAAAAAATAGCTTATGGATTAAGCTATAATGCTTCATTTATTAACTATACTTATAAAGATGATATGATAGGTGATGCTTTAATTAAAATGTATTCAGCTTTAAAGCATAAAAAGTTTGACTTCGCAAAAGCTACTAATCCTTTCTCCTACTTTACTACTATAGCATATCATGCTTTTATAAATCGTATAAAGAAAGAAAAAAAGCATCATGAAGCTGTAACTAAATATAAAGAACGTGTATATGAAGATTTTATGTCAAATCCTGAAAATACTCATGGTCATGTATACGTAAAACCACCGGACGAAGAAAATAGTTTTGAAGATTAGTAAACCTAGAGTAGCTATTTTTTCAGACTTACATCTAGGAGTACATTCTAACAGCTCTAACTGGCATAGCTATGCTATCGAATGGGCTCACTGGTTTAAGGAAGAGTGTAAGCGTAAAAATATTAAAGATATTATCTTTAGTGGTGATTGGCATCATAATAGAAGCGAGATATCAGTAAATACATTGCAAGTGTCTGCGGATATTTTAGATATATTATCAGACTTTAATATTATTGCTATAACTGGTAATCATGATATCTATTATAAACATAGAACAGATGTCAATTCGTTATCTATTTTTAAAAAACGAAAAAACGTAACTATTTTAGATCGATTTGATACGATTGAAGCGTTTGACCGTACTATTACCTTCTGTCCTTGGAATACAAACATAAAAGAAGTACCTGAAAGCGATGTTATCTTTGGTCATTTTGAGATAGAAACCTTTAAGATGAATACATATAAGGTTTGTGAAGAGGGGCTTAAGGTTAAAGATTTACTTAAAAAGAGTTCATTGATTATTTCAGGTCATTTTCATACAAGGCATGAAAAGAAGTTTGGAAAAGGTACTATACTCTATGTAGGTAACCCTTTTCAAATGGATTTTGGTGATGCTGGTAATGATAAAGGGTATTATATTTTAGACTTAGATACATTAGAGTATGAGTTTACTCCTAATAATGTTTCACCATCATATAATAAAATATCTTTAAGTGATTTAGTATATGAGGGTAGTATTACTACAAATTTAATAAACAAAGTAGCGGGTAACATAATTAGATTAAAGGTAGATAGAAATATATCTCAACCTGATATGGATCTACTTCTTAAAAAATTATCATTATTACGTCCAGAGGCATTAACAGTAGATTATGATATAAACTTCAACCGTCTTATTGATGATACGGATAACAAAGAAGATTTATCTGGGATTGATATACCACAAGCTATAGAAGAATTTGTTAACTTGCTTGAAATAAAGAATAAAAAAGAGATAATAGAATATACTCTTAGCTTGTATGAAAAAAGTAAACTTTAAAAAGCTTAGTATTGTAAATTTTTTATCTGTAGGTGATGAACCAGTAACTATTGAGTTTGGTAAAGGTCTTCACGTCATAACCGGTAAAAATAAAGACAAGCCAGATCGTAGAAACGCTATTGGTAAAAGTACTATAGCTGACGCTTTATATTTTGCTATATTTGGTGAAACGCTACGTGAACTTAAAAAGGATCTTATACCTAATAACTTAACTAACGGTAAAACACATATTGAATTAGATTTTGAGTTAGACTCGCCTAAAGGTAAAAATAATTATAAGATAATTCGAACCTTATCTCCTTCTAAAGTCTTAATCTTTAAAGATGGTGTTGATAGAACTCGTGATAGTATTAAGAATACCACTGCATATATTAACAGTGTATTAAGTGCTTCGCCCTCTATCTTTCAAAACTGTGTTATTATGACTGTTAATAATGCTGTTCCTTTTATGGCTAAAAATAAAATTGAAAAACGAAAGTTTATTGAAGATATTTTTGGTATGGAAATTTTTAGTACTATGTTAGCTACTCTGAGAAATGAGTATAACGATATATCCCGGGATCATGATACACAGTTAACTAAATTAGAGGAAATTGATAAAGCATATAAAAATTATGAAGATCAAAAAGAGAGGATCTTACAAACGAGAAAAGATAAAAAAGAAAAGTACCTCGGTCGTCAAAAAGATAATACCCAAGAAAAGAAAAAACTTGAAAGCGAACTCGATAAAATCCAAGAAGTAAATATAACTAAAGTTGAAGGTCAAATATCTTCTTTAGAAGAGGCTGTTAATGATCAAGATATAAGGATTGAATCAAACTTAGAGGCTGT